TGATTCGGGTCTGTCTGCATCCAAGGTGAGGAAGTGTATTGTCTGGTTGGAGAAGGCCGGAATGGTGCAGCGCGTAATGCAGATGCGGGTTTATGGGCAAACTGCCAATGTCTACACATTGGACTTGAGCGTGGCATTTGATGCGGGCAAGCCACCCCCACTCCAATGGAGTGCCCCCCCACTCTAATGGAGTGCCATATACTATCATTAGAAACTATCAGTATCCTCTGGAAGATACATACCAATAGGATACCTGAATAAGATACTATAATAGGGAAAACCCCGACAACAGGAACTAGACAATGGAACTCAGGGACTACCAGACAGACATCATCGACAAAATCCGTGAAGCGTTGGCGAATGGCTACCGTAGGCCGGTCGTTCAGGCTCCTACAGGTAGCGGCAAGACGGTCATCGCCGCTGCGCTGGTCAACATGGCCCGCCAGAAGGGCAAGCGGGTGATGTTCGTCGTTCCGGCTCTTAGCTTGATCGACCAGACGGTAGAAAGGTTTCGACAGAACGGAATTTTTGATCTGGGCGTGATCCAAGCCAGTCATGAAATGACTGACATCAGCCAACCTGTTCAGGTGTGTTCGGTGCAGACGCTGACCCGCCGTAATCTGCCAAAAGCTGATCTGGTCATCGTCGATGAGTGCCATGTTGGGTTTAGCCTGTACGAACGCTGGATGCAGCTTCCTGAATGGGAGCATGTGCCATTCATTGGTTTGACAGCAACGCCTTGGGCTAGGGGCATGGGCGCTCCCGGCAAATGGGATCATCTGATCGTCGGTATAACCACTGGTGAGTTAATCGACCGGCAAGCCTTGTCGTCCTTCAAAGTGTTTGCCCCGGCACATCCTAACTTGAAAGGCGTCAGGATGGTGGCTGGCGACTTTGACTTGAAGGGATTGGGCCACGCAATGGACAAGGGCCATCTGGTCGCTGACATTGTTTCGACTTGGCTGGAACGTGGCAACAATGAGCCAACAATATGTTTTGCTGTTAACAGGATACATGCCAAGCACATCCAGCAGCAGTTCCTTGATGCCAAAGTGCCAGCAGAATACATGGACGCTTACACTGATCTTCCTGCCCGGCGGGAGATTGTAGACAAGTTCGCAAAGGGCGAAGTGAAGATCATCTGCAATGTGGGGGTACTCACCACAGGGTTTGACGCTGACGTTCGGTGCATCATTCTGGCCCGCCCTACCAAGTCAGAGATTTTGTACACACAAATGATCGGCAGGGGGTTGCGTACTGCGGAAGGCAAAGAGTCCTGCATCATCTTGGATCACTCCAGCACTACGCTTAACCTTGGCTTTGTCACTGACATCCATCATGACAAGCTAGATGATGGAAAGGCCAAGCGGGCCGAAGGTGCCCCGAAGGAGAAGCTGCCCAAGGAATGTTCCAAGTGCCACTTCCTAAAGCCGCCAAAGGTACTGGATTGTCCCGCCTGTGGACACCGCCCAACCCCACAAGACAAGGTACAGGTAGAAAGCGGAGAGCTATATGAACTTGCCAGTAGGCATTCTGCCAAGCCGGATCAGAAGCCAACCGCTGATGGTCAAAGCTGGTACGCGCAACTGATCCTTTATGCAAATCTGCGTGGCTACAAGCCGGGTTGGGCTTATTGGGCATATCAGGACAAATTCAAATCAAAGCCGCCGCGACATTTTTCTAATGAACCCGCTAGACAAATGACTCCAGAAGTGGAATCATGGATTCGTCACCGCAACATTCGCAAAGCCAAATCCAACGACAGGAGATCAGCGTGAGCTTGGAACAGACAGCAGACTGCCATTGCGGGCAACATAGCAAGTTGAAGACAAAAGATGGGCGGATGGTTTGCACTAGCTGCCATAGCGTCCTGTGGCAACCAATCGACACCGCTCCGAAGCGCCCTGACAACTATAATTGGGAAGAGGAATTGCCGTCATTCTTGGTTTGGGACGGCAAAAGCATATACTGTGCTGATGCTAACTTGTATCCAATAGACAACGGCTGCGGCTGTTGCCCAAAACAGATCAAAGCCACCCACTGGATGCCTTTGCCCGCGCCGCCTAAGAAAGGAAATGAATGATGATTGACATCAACAAGCAGTACCGCACCCGCGATGGCCGTGAAGTCCGCATCTATGCGACGGATGGGGGGCTTGAGAACTGCATGGTTCATGGTGCTATGAAGAACAAAATGGGTTATTGGGAAATGACTAGTTGGTATACAAAGCATGGCGGATTTTATGACAATCCAGACCAGCATCCTCATGACCTCATCGAAGTTCGCCCCCGCCACAAGCGGACGGTGTGGGTGAACGTGTATGGTAGGCCAGATGATGTGACAGCATATAATGATAAGTGGAAAGCGGATCAATCTGTTTCGCCCCGCATTGCCTGTATCAAAGTGGAGTTGGATTTTGCCGAAGGAGAGGGGCTATGACTGACGCTCCTGACTCCATGCCCGTCCACTGCGGCTTATGCCGCCACGAATGGTTTGCTCTCAAACTGCCAATGCTAATGCTGGATGCGGCTGTTCTCATGGAGAATATGGTCTGCCCCGAATGTGATGAATGGTCCCACAACATCTACTGCGGTCTTACACCTATCGATAAATTAAACACATCCGCAGAACGTGTTAATGAAATCGGAGAAAGTTAACATGAGCGACCATGCTATCGACTCCATATGCGTCACAGTCGTCATCTTGGCGGTGCTGACGTACTGGTATTACCGTGACCGCAACCCTTGGTGGATGGATGGGGGCGACAAATGACTGATGATCTTGCAAAACGACTCCGCACGGATGCAGAATCTTACCGCCAAAGTATCGCTGCGCCAACATCGCATGACATGTTCACGCTTGCCTATCAGTGGCAAGACAAGAAGCACCGTCATGTGTGGGACTTGTGCAGCAGGCTTGAGACTGCCGCTGACCGCATTGAGAAGCTGGAGGCGGCGTTGTTGGGTATTAAGATATATGGCAATGACACAATGTCTGGCCCCGAAGATGGAGGCGAAGATAATAGGAATTGGTATCGCGGCGCTGTGATTGTAATGAAAAATCGTGCCCGCGAAGCACTGGAGGGGAAAGATGACTGACGATCTTGTGAGGTGGCTGCGTGCGAACATTAGCATGTGGGACCATGATTACGGTATGCAGACAGAAGCCGCCGACCGCATCGAAAAGCTGGAGGCGGCGCTGCGAAAGATTAAAGACCTACATCATGGGCCAGAGGATGAGGACGTTCTCTGGATTCGCGATGACATGACCTACAAGATCGTATGCGACACACTGGAGGGGAAAGATGATTGACGCCGATTATGTCAGTGAACTGGAAAATGAAGCGCAAGAGCTTACCACCGAACTGCATAGCTGTTTTCACCGCATCGAAAAACTACAGGCGGCGCTGCGGCGGTGGCTGGACTACGGTTGTCCGGATTGCGGCGGGGACTGCGGAAGCGCAAACCCGCCTGTAGCTTGTTGCATTATGGAGGAAACCCGCAAAGCACTGGAGGGGAAAGATGACTGATCTCAAAATACCGGGAGTTGGGGAATTAACTTTTCCGCAATGGCAGGAATGGTTGGGACATTACAATGAACTACTGTTAAGGCGCGGACGCCGAATTGAAATGCTGGAGCGCCACATTGAGAAGCCGGAAACCGCGCTGCGGGAGATATTGAGTCTTGGTGACTGGGGTGCTAATCCTCTAGCAAGAACCATCGCATTAGAAGCTTTAGAGGAAAAAGATGAAAATCCCTGATGCAGCGCGTGGCAGATGGCGGGAGCTACTGCCAGCTTTTGGCATAGACACAAGGCTTTTGACGGGAAAGCACGTCAGTTGCCCTGTGTGTGGGGGCAAGGACAGGTTTCGATTCGATGATCGGGATGGGGTTGGTTCGTTCTATTGTGCCCAATGTGGCGCAGGAGATGGGTTTACGTTGGCGATGAAAGCCACTGGTAAGTCCTTCCGTGAGGTAGCCGATATAGTCGCCCAAGAACTAGGTATCAAGAACACATTAGACCCACAGTATTCCGCCAAGCCAAAGAACGACCAAAGAAAGCTGCTTCAAAG